GCCGTTCCACATCGCGACGCTGCTCGCCTGCATGGATGCCGAGGTCACCCTCTACCTCACCGGAGAGGCCACGCAGCTGGCGCACCCCGAGGTCGCCGCAACGCTGTGCGCGGTGGACGGGGGCGAACCGTTGCTGCACTTTATTCGCAATGCCAAAGCGGCGGGCGCGCGGCTGCTGATGTGCCGCCAGCCCGGCGCCCAGTTGGAGGCCTCCGCGCTGATCGCCGAGCTGGACGACATCTCCAGCGGTGGCGAGCTGGCGCAGATGATCCTGGAGTACGAGCGGGTGCTGACCCTATGAATGTACAGGGCCTGGAATTTCCCGACACGCTGCGTTACGCGCCGGAGCACAGCCTGTGGCTGCGCGAGGAAGCCGACGGCAGCGTCACCCTCGGCCTGACTGCCTACGGTTGCGCGCTCTACGGCCAGATATTCGCTTTTACTCCCAAGCGCGTCGGCGCCCGCATCGAGCGCGACCGCAGCTTCGGCGTGGTGGAGTTCGCCAAGGCCGCGTCCTCGGCACGCTGTCCACTTAGCGGCACACTGTTGGCGGTGAACGAAGCGCTGCTGAAGCGCCCCGGGCTGATCAACCAGGACTGTTACGGCGAAGGCTGGATGGTCCGCCTGCAACCCGAGAACTGGGCTGCTGCGCGCGACGCCTTCCCACTGGGTGAAGCAGCCCAGCCGGCAATCGCCGAACGCATGCGCCTGGACAACTTCGACCCGGCCAACGCCCATGTGCAGGCGTTGCAGTGGAAGTAACGGTGCTGCAGGCTGCTCGGTACGGTGGGCTTCAGCCCACCCTCAACAACATGCCCAGGCGCAATCTCAGGATTTATCGGGCGTCGAACAGCCCAGTACCTTTTCGCAGCTTTCCTTGATCGCCTGATCGAGCTGGCGGATGCAGAGTTCGATCGCCATATCGCGGGTGCGCTTGTTCGACCATTCCAGTTCTGCCAGCGTCTCGACAAGGTCCTGATGACCATTCTCGTTGACCAGCATTCCATGCCGTACCGTCAACGTGCGGCCCTGCAGACTCAGCTGCACCGGGTCCCGGCCCACCAGCGAAGCACCTGCCGTCAACAGGCAATCGATATGGTCTCGCAGCGCATGAAATGCACGCCGCTCGTCGATCCGATCGTTCACAAGCGTCTCTCCATCCCTGGAAAGAAAAACGCCGATTGTGACGCGCTTCGCACGATAAATCGATGGCTTTTTGATATCGCCCATAGGTCAACCTGTTGCACATCGACCTGGCGGCTAAGGAGAGGGCGGTACAGGAGAAGGAGATGGCGGAAGGCAGTGAGAGTCGAACTCACCCGGGAGCGGCTGCCGCCCCCAACCGGGTTTGAAGCCCGGCCGCACCACCGGGTGCGATTGCCTTCCTTATTGATTTACAAAGGATTTTCCTGCCCCAACTGTAGCTCAGAGGCGGGAGTGTCGAAGAAGTGTCGAAAATCCCTAGCAGGACCAAAGGCTAACACGTCTTGCAGATGATCGGGCGCAAGGTGCGCGTATCGCATTGTCATTGCCAGGGACGAGTGACCGAGAATTTTCTGCAAGGTCAGGATATTGCCACCGTTCGCGATGAAGTGTGAGGCGAAGGTATGCCGCAACACATGCGACTTTTGTCCCGCAGGCAACCCCAGCCCGGCTCGCGAAACCGCCTCATCGAACCGATCCCGGCAGTTGGTAAACGCACCGTGTTCCCGAAGATGTTGGCGAATCCGCTCCGCCAGCTTCGGATCGACCGGCACCACACGACGACGCTTCGACTTCGTGTTGACGAACTGGAGCATGCCATCGCCCACCCGGCTGATCGTGAGCCCTTGCGCTTCACCCCATCGGCAACCCGTTACCAGACAGATCATGGCGATCAGTTCGACATGCGGGTGCGTCATGCTGCGCAGTACCTGGAACAGTCGGTCGATCTGATGGCTGTCGAGGTAGGACAGTTCCCTTTCCTGCACCCGAATCGCTCTGAGCATCGAGAGCGGGTTATCGAACTCGATTTCACCAAGTCGCCGCAGCTCATTGAACATGGCCCGCAGGTACGAAAGCTCGTTGTTAAGCGTTTTCGGGCTGATGCCGGACGCGAGGCGCTTCGCGCGGTACTCCGCGAAATCGGTAGCAGTGAAGGCTATGGCCACAGGGTCTTTCAGGCGTTCGACCATACGATCCATGATGACGCGGCGACCTTCGTAGTCGGACAGCGAACCGCCATGCAGACGACCCCAGCATTCCACCAGTTGGGACAGGCGACGACGATCCTTCGGCTTCGGTGACCATTGCGGGCTTTCGATCAGCTTGGATCGGCACGTCGCTTCGAAGCGCTGAGCCTCGCCCTTGGTCTTGAAGGTCTTACGGAATCGCTTGCCCTTGATCGGCTCAACATCGACCCGCCAGCGTCCGTCAGAGAGTGCCTGTATCGCCATCAGACGGCACGCCCCCAGCGCACGTGTCGTTCCTGCAACAGGTTCTTGATGTGCTTGTACAGGTCACGCTCGCTCATATCCTTGGCGGCGTAGTGGTCGCGGATCACTGGCCAGCATTCCCATTGCTTCAATCGATCAAATGCGGTCTTAGCGCCCACTCGCTCCCTTGCCAGCAGGCTTACGAAGTTTCCCAGGAACAGCTCGACGTTCTTGCCGCTGAATCCACGGCTGGTCTTGTAATAGCGCTTGTACTCCGTTTCCTCGACCAGGGAATCGACTGGTAGATCGACCCTCGCGTCATCCCGCATTAGCGTCCAGATCGGCTCGTAATAGCCGGGGCGGGCGATCAGCTTGAACTGGCTCAGGCCATAGCGCCACAGGCCGTCCAGATGCGCCGAGAACGCCGCAAACGAATCCGTATCGATGGCCTCGCCGGTCTTCGCACTGATCGAGCCGCTGGCGAACTGCTGGATTACGGAGTGGTGATAGCGCAGCTCGACGCGCCAGACGTCTTGGGTCGGATCGTAGTTATCGGGATCGGTAGGATCGAAGGAATCCCGACGACGCCACACGCTTTCCCAGTAGTCGAGCTTGTCATTGGCTCGCGCCTGAAGCGTTTTGTTGTAGATGCCGAGCTGCACACCGCTGGCCGAGCCAAACAGGAAGGATTGGCCCTTGCCATAGGTGGCCGACTCCATGGTCCACTGAATTTCCTTGATGCCAGAAATATCGCGGGTTGCGCGCGCGCGACAGTGGAGGCGGGCAACCAGATCAGCTGGAGGGGTCCACCCCTGAAGGTCCAATGCCAAGTGAACGGCACACTGATTGCGCTCGCGATTGGTCATCACTGCTGCAGCGTAGTAGTCCATCCGCTCTTGCAGACGTTCCGGCGACAGCGCGTCGATGGCATGCGGCGACACCTCGATTTTCAGGTGTGGCCCGATGTTTTCGAGCTTGGCGTTGAAATTCTTGATGAGCAGGATGAACCCGAGGTCAGCGTTCTGGAGCTTGTACTGGTAGCCAGAGTCCCGGCCGACCCGTCCCGAGTGCCAGACTTCGCCAGCAAACTCCACCATCGCGCCCGGTTTCTCGAACAGCGCCATGATCTCTGGACGGATCAGCCCGCGATACAACTGGCGAACCGTATCGACGCCGCAACGCAGCAACCGGACCTTCGACAGATCGGTGATAGCCGCAGTCCCTGGATCAACGAAAAGCCGTCCCCGCTTGGTCGGGTTGCCCGTGATGTGGTCCAGCCTTGCTTGATCTTTAACGCTCATCTTCGAAACTCCAACAATGTCCAATAACGGACGGTTTCAACTGGATTTATCTGACGTGCTACAGGGACGTCAGCGCGCGCGTTTGCACGCCGGCTCGTGCCTCGCCGCGCGTGCAAAGAGCGCGGAGCGCACGCGCGCTGACGGTCATCACCACAGGAAACGCCCCTTCTCGTAGGGCACGCGCGTAAGCGTGGTAGCCGCTTGCTGCTGGCTCGGTTGATAGGCCGGTGCGGTGGTCGGTGGTGGTGGCTGGTTGCGCATGTCCTGCGGCGAGCCACGGTCGGGCTTGGTGTCGTCGAAGTAGCCGTTCTGCACGACCGACATACAGAAGCGAAACGACACATCCAGGCGGGTGCCCTGCTGGGTGTTGCAACGGCACCCCGTCAGCCCTTCATCGCTGTCACCGACCTGCATGCGCTTGTAGTTGCGGGCGATCAGATCGCGGTCGTTGGTGGCGATGCATACAGGCTTGGGAAAGGTTTGCGGGCCGGTCAGGCCGTCATACACCGGCGCAGATGCTGGCAGGTCCTGCACCCTCGGCACTCGCCTGCCCAGGTACTGCTCGACGGTGAGCGGCGCGGCCTGTTCGGCGTCGGAGGCGCTTGGCCGGATAAACGACCCGACCGTATCCCTTACCTGATCAACCATGCTCCCGGCCGGCGCGCTGCTGGTGGCTACGAGCGCGGTTTTCTCGGCGTTGTAGCGCTCATAGGCGCGATAGACGAGGATGCCCGCACCGATCAGCACGCAGATGGCCAGGATGAACTTGGTCGGCACCTTGGCCTGGAAGTGGTGCTTGGCGTTGGTGCTGGTGTAGGCGCCGAAGTAGCGCTTATCCAGGCGCAGCGACTTCTTGTCCGCGTCCTTGAAGCTGGTCTTCAGCTCGACCTTCTCTACGACGACTTCCGACTCGAAGCGCAGCAGCTGGGCGGACTTGAACACGCGCCAGTAGTGGATGTGCGTGTTGCACAGCCGACGCAGATGCACATCGAGATAGCGCGGGTCCTGGGTGACGAGGTGCACTTCGTGGCCCTGGTGGCGCATTGTCTCGAAGCGGGTGATGTGCTCCGGTGGCCGCGCCCGTGGATCGCGTGCGCCGAACCAGCCCTGCGCTTCGTCCACGACGATGATCGAGTCGTTTGGCAGCTCGAACCACTTCTCCGGATCTTCGAACTCGAACCACTGCGCTTGCAGCTGATCGGGCTTGAGGCCGTTGATGTTGTGGAAGTAGACGACGCGGCCTTCGGCGTGGGCCTTTTGATCGACCTCCCGAATGGTGTTGAGGGTCTTGCCATGGCCGGGCTTGCCAGTGCGGATAACGAGCATGACGGCGTCTCCTTAGGCTTCGATGGAGGTGCCGCCCGGCTTGCGCCAGACCTGATTGCGTTTGCGGTCGGTGGCCTTGTCGATCCCCGCCAGGATGAAGCGCGTGGAGATGGCGGCAAAATACAGGTTCACCACCACATCGAACTTGGCCAGCCCGAGAATGCCCTGGATGACCGGCCCGACATCCCCTATCAGGCCGAACAGGTAGTCCTGCGCCTGGCCAATGATGAGGTTGAAGCCCATGTACGAGACGAAGCCGAAACCGATCATTTTCAGCACCATCTTTACCAGCGGGCCAAGCACGATGATCAGCATCTGAACGATGAATAGGAATTGCATTACTGACCTCCTACACCGCGGCCTACATACAGGGCGGCAAGAACGGTGGCCACAGCCACGAACAGGCCGCTCAGGTCACTGGCGGCGCGGCAAAGCGGTTCGTAGCTGAGCTGGAAAGTGCGACCGCCGGCCGTGGTCAGGCTGAAGCTCTCGGCGGCAGGACAGGCGGACGGCAGAAAACGGGTGCCCTGGTTGATGAAGGACGGCAGCTGAATCTCGGAACCTTCCTCAAGCTGGAACTTGTCGCCCTGGACGGCGGCTTCGATGGCGGGCTTATGCTTTTCGAAGTCGGCCTGCTTCTCGGCGTGGCAACGCAGTTCCTTTTGCTGGCGGAGAATCGCGCATTGCACGGCGTCGCCGGTGCACTTCACCTCAGCGTCACAGGCTTCGCCCTCTACGCTAGACTTGCCGCACTTGTTTGGGTCCTTGGCCGGGTCGCATTCGGCCCCATCCCCGTCTCCTTTGCCATCCCCGTCGCCGTCTCCTGACCCATCACCGTCTCCTGACCCATCACCGTCTCCATCGCCGGAACCGTCACCGTCTCCATTGCCGTCACCATCCCCTTCGCCGTCACCGTCACCGTCACCGTCGCCAGGGTTGTCAGGATCGGGGTTCTCGTTGCCATCGCAGCCGCCGACTTCAACTTCGGGATCGCACGGTTTGGGCGGTTCCTTGCTGCAGAAGGTGCCGTTCCAGACGTAGCCGTCCGGGCATTTGTTGTCAGGATCGGGGGTTGGGGTTTCGTCGGGATCGGTCTGCTGGCCGGGGTTGCCCGGTTCCTTGCGGGTGTCTTCGTTGCATTCGATGCCGTTGCCGGTATAGCTGTAAACACCGAAGACGCCGGGCGGATTGCCGCTGCTGTAGACGTAGACGTTACTGGCCGGCGTAAAGCCGAAGGCGTACTGGCAGCTATTGGCGCAGACCGAGCCAGGCGGATCGATCACCGGCTGACCGACCGCTTCCTTCATCTTGTGTTCGTGGGTGACGACCTGGCCGATGGTGGCTTCGCAGGCATTGGGCGGCGCTACGCATTCGCCGGTTGTGGGGTTGTATTCTGTGCCAGACGGGCAAGCCGACCCATAACGGTAGATAGTTGCAGAATATTCAACACCATAGGATATCCCCTTACAGAAACCTGATGTTGGAGTAGTAAGTGAATAAGTTACAGAGTGAATAGGGTACTGAAGTGTTTTTGATCTGTCCGCGGCCCACAAATTGCACGTTTCAGCAGGGGAAGAAGCAGCGAATATCCGTGCAGTAGTATCCCAATAATAATCCTCAGCACTAACGGGCGAGCACCAAATCCCCGCAGCCAGCAATATCAGAAGCATCCTTTTCATATTCACACCCGCCCAAAAAACACGAGGTAAAACGCCAGGGTAGTGAGGATCAGGACGTACAGTTCGTAGCTCATGGCATTTCCCTGGAAGAGAAAACCCCGCCGGAGCGGGGTTTGTTTGCTTCGGAACATGCAGTGCGCGGTTCCCGGTTACAGGGCGCGGCGCATGTACTTGAACACCATCGCAGCGATGATCACGGCGAACACCGCCCAACCGATGGTGCCGACGTCGGCGCCCGCGGTATCCAGCGCTTGGGTGGCTTCGGGCGGGACTGCCGCGTAGACGGAGCCGGCAGCAGCCGAGAGAGCAACGGCAGCGCCGAGGCCGATTTTCTTGATGAAGTGCTTGTTCAGTTGCATGGGTGATACCTCACTGTTTCAGGGCTTTTTTCAGGACCAGGAAGCCGAACACGGTG